TGCTATGCGCATAAAACATAATTCGCAAGGTAAGTTGTGTAAGTAACAAATTTATGTATAAAATACATATTGCAGAACTGCATGGGAGAAATGTTTGTGAAAGTGGGACAAAAGATTCGTGAATTACGCAAAGCCCGAAAAATGACTATTACGCAGTTAGCAGCTTTAACTGACTGGGATGTAGGAAACATTTCTCGACTCGAGCGAGGCATGCAGGGCTACAGCGCGCAAAGCATACAAAAAATTGCGGAAGCTCTCCAAGTGCCTGTATCTGAGCTATTTTCAACTGAAACAGATAGTGATACTGTAAATAAATACAGTATTCTTTCACTCTCACATCAGAGGAGAAATGATGTGTATCGAGTCGATGTTATGGATGTTTCAGCAAGTGCAGGCAATGGTAATTCTAGCCGTGATTTTATCGAAGTAATCAGTTCGATAGAGTACGTGACGGAAGAGGCAAAAAATCTTTTCGGGCACCGGCCAGCCAACCAAGTAAAACTCATCAACGTTCGAGGCGATAGTATGCAAGGTACAATCGAGCCTGGAGATCTAATTTTTGTTGACATAGGCGTTAACTACTTTGATGGTGACGGTATCTACGTATTTGATTTTAACGGGGACCTGTACGTTAAACGCTTACAGAAAATCAAGAACCAATTGCTCGTCCTGTCTGATAATTCCCTCTACAAGGAGTGGCAAATCACCAAAGAGGAAATGGAAATGTTACATGTTTGCGGCAAGGTGTTACTTAGCCAATCTCAACAAATTCGACGCCACGCCTAAGCCAACCCATCTGAGATTAAAAGAGCCAGCAGGCTCAGCAGGCTCTTTTTTTGTATATAAAAAGAGCCAGCAGGCTCTTTTTTTGTATATAAAACATATTAATTATCGATACCATTCAGCAACTTAACTCTTAAATATGTTTATAGCACATATTTATGTTTGACATACATTTTTGGTAATCGTATGCTTATTTCATCGGCAAACAACGGAGCCAGTGACATGACTATAAAAGCAACTACCAAAAACTTCATCCAGCTCGTAGATATTAAGGATTTCCGCTTCGAAGGAGATTGTTCAAATATCGATTACGGCAATATCGCTGGTGACTGCGATTCAAAAACCATTTCTCTTCTCGAAGCGATTAGCCATATCAGTTTGAACATGGCATCGTTGACCTTTGGCGGGGAAGATAAAAAAGAAAGGATCGGACAACTCTCTGGTGTTATTTCAGATCTGGCTGAGTTAGCAATAGCAACGAATAAAGTATCTCAGATCGCGGCATTTCTATCAGGTGTACAAGGTAGTAATCATGGCTGATATTTCTTTAGAACAAGCAACAGAAAAAGCATGCCAGGTCGAAAGTCTGTTACGAATGATCGAGAGCTATCCGGATACGTTGAGCGAAACGGAATTATCCGCTGTAATCACTTTAATCCGTCGCTTATCTGGTGAAGTACATACATGGCTTATCGAAGAACAGGCAGACAGGGGGAAGGATAAATGACTATATCTTTAATCTCAGCCAGAAACAGGTAAAACAGGCTGAAGCTGTGCTTGCTGCGTGGCTTGAAAGCTCAAGAGATGATTACGAAGCGACATTAATATCAGCCATCATCACTCTGATCGAGGGTGTAGAAGAATCGATTAAAGAAGCAGATACAAAACTGGATAGTTTAATTAAATAATAAAACCGGACTAAATAAATTATCGGTGTCTTAAACGGCAGGGATATCTATAACCTGAATTTACGAGAGAGTTAATCATGACTTTCATTAAAGACAAAGCTGCGTTTAAAACAGCCCAACTCTTTCATGCCTCCGGCTACAGCATTATCGCAGAATTGTTTTTACGCAAAGCATACGGAAGGTAAATATGTGGAACCCGGAAGAAAATGACAATATTGAAGACGCGGCGATCTCCGCCAGAAGTCTTAATGAACTACTGGATCTAATGTACATCAGCTTTAAAAAAATGAACCATCTCCAGACTGAGAGACTCCTGGGTCTTGCTCTCAATATCTCATCAGATATTTCTTTCTGGATAGATGAAGAGGAGAAGCGCCGTGAAAAACAACACAATTGAAATTTACCGTCGTCGCATTGTAATTGCTGCACTGGAGAGGATGAAGCATAAGACAGGTAGCAACTGTGTCATCGTTAATATGCCCGATGGTGATATTCATAAGATAGACTTTGACGAAAAATCAATGCTGAAACTGTTAATGCGTTTTGAAAGACAGGCGTGCAGTGAATACGGAATTTCAGAATCCACTTCTTTTATTCGCAGTACGTATATAAACAGCCTTGATATTAACGGGCATACGGAATACCTGACCGAGACAGGAAAATTTATTGTTGATGAGTTACTCGATGAAGTCATTACCTGGGCAAAAAAGAAATATTTCCCAAAAAAGAAATATTTCAGCGGAAATGGACCCCAAAAAAGAAATATTTCAGCGGAGGAATTAACTGATGATTTTACAACAAAACATTGTACACAGGGATGTGTCAATTCCATTGCCAGCGTTGAATATCGAATTATTTATCTCACCAGATTTCACCGGGCGCGTGGTTCTTTATATCGAAAAAGGTCGTGTGACATGCGATCGCCGGCTGCTCGACGACGAACATATTTGCGCACTGGACACTTTTATCGAAATGGCTCGCGAAATGGAGCTACGCCTTGAGGAGATATCAAATGTTGGATAACCGCACCGCCAGCGCCATTGACCTGGCATTACAGAAGCACCATACGCCAGTCGGCGACCTTTACGCTGCTATCCGGCACGGGCGCATGAAGCGCTGTTTTAGCCGGGACACTGCGATCCGCTGGCTGGCCCACTTTCTGACATCGCACTCTTTCACACGGTCCGGCTTAAAGCAGCGCCACCCTGATTTTCTGGTTGAGCAGGACCATGGCGAACAGGTATGGCGCCGTGGCGAAACCACCGACGCATACCATCGCGCCCACCAGCGCACCATTCGCCGCCTGCGCCTGATTCTGGCCCGTAAGCGTGAAATTCAGAAATGGAATGAGAAATACGATGAATGGGCAGTCCGGTTGGACGAACTGATGAAGCAGAAACCGTATTGAGGGAAGTGGAGATGGCTATGAAAACTGAATTAGCAACGGTGGCGGCGCGTGATTTACAGATCATTGAGTATCGCGGCCAACGCGTAGTGACGAACGAACAACTTGCAGCAGGATACGGTACTGATGTCGCCAACATCAAAATGAACTATTCGCGCAACGCCGATCGCTTTGTAGAAGGAAAACACTTCTTCAAAGTTACCGGCGAAAAGTTAGCAAATTTGCGAGTAACTTTTAGTTACCTGCAAATTTCCAGCAAAACCCGCTCTCTTATGTTGTGGACAGAACGCGGCGCGGCGAACCACGCAAAGATGCTGGAAACCGATCAGGCGTGGAGCTACCACGAAGACCTGGTGGAATTCTACTTCACTCAGCGTAATGCGACCGCCCTGCCAGTTAGTCGCAAGGAACTGGCCCTTATGGTCATCGAGGCTGAAGAACGCGCCGAAGCTGCAGCGTTAGAAAACAAAACTCTCAGCGCCACCGTTGAGAGTCTGGAGAAACACTTTACCAAAGGTATGACAATCCCGGCATTCTGCAAGGCGCTGAACGGCGTCAACATCAACAAAATGATGTGGTGGGTCTTCGAGCGTAACTGGGTGTTCAACGAGCAACGAGATCCTGAGAAAGATCCGCGCTGGCGCGTAGCTTCCTATGCCCGAGATAAGTATCTGACTGAAGACCAGACGCAGATCACTCCACACGGTAAAGATGCTTTTACGAAGTTTACTCCGGTACTGCTGGAGAAAGGCTGTCACCGCCTTTACCAGTTGTATATGAAAGGCGATCTGCCAATGAAAAAGACCTGGAACGGCGAATACAGCCACGACAAAGCCATTTATACGCCGGAGGATAAAGCATGATCATCCAGTCGAAACTCATTCGGGCAGCGCTGGTATGCGCTGCTAAAAACGACGTTCGCTATTACCTGAACGGTCTTCACATCACGCCGAAGTACATCGAGGCCACTAACGGACATGTTGCGCTGCGTATCGAGCACGGTATCAGGACGAAAAAAAATATCATCGTTCAGTTTGAAGGACCGGTTCCCGTAAAAGCAGAAACGACCGAGCTGGTATTCAACAAAGAAGCGTTTGCTATTCACCGGGACGCATTCAATCGCCGCATTTCAATCACTGGTATCAGGCTTGTCGATGGCTGTTTTCCTGATATGGAGCGCGTCATCCCGAAAAAAGTGGACTTCAGCATCAAGCCGGTTATCCAGGCGAAATATCTCAGTTATCCGGAGAAGATGTTTGGTCGCGAGCGGAAGTTTATTCCCGTTCAGTTACGTCCGTCCGTCGAGCATGGCGCGGTACGCATTCAGTTCGATCCGGTTATCAACAAGACTTACGGCAATCCTGAATTCGTTGTGATGTCCTGCCGTGATAATGCTTTCAAAGTGGTTGAGGAGCATATGGGATGAAAATTGAATACCAGGACTACGGCGCTGTAGCAAACATCGTTATCACCAGCACTGTGTTTGAGTTCCGGAAACATAATCGTGTGGTTGACGCAGCGCTGCTCTGCACACCAGGCATCGTTGCAAGCCGCAATGGCGTGTTTTTCATGAAATCGGTTTTGTCCGGCAAATCCCGCGATATGTTGCGGGCCAATAAAACTGTTCAGCGGGAGGCGAAACGATGAGCAATAAAATTCTTAACCCTGTCGTGCTTATCCATAAGCGCGAGAACAGTGACTCCTACGCAGTGGCGATCACCAGTGGCAGCCAGGACTATCGCGATGCTGTTCTGATGGCGGCGATGGAACCGGACATGACCGGCGATAACGTCGATACCTGGAGCAGAACCGGCTATTACATGGCGGCAGAGATTGAGCGCTTACGTCAGCATCTTATCGCTCCGCTGAGTATTGGGGAATTATTACAACGCCTGGAATCACAGACTGGCGAGAAATGGGAGAGAGCGGTTAACGATGTCACCACTGGTAAACCGTTGACCATCACCCTGCCAGATACCAGCTCGAAAGCTTTCTGGAGCGGTAGCGGTAAAACGGAGGTATTCCACCCGGAAACCTATAAACGCCAGGTAAAAGAAGCGATCAAGCGGGCTTGTGTTAGCGCTGGGATCGGTGTGGAGGTGAAGTAATGACCAGCAAACGTCGTCTCAGACGCAAGCAGTGCGGATGTAAAAAAAGACATAAGACTGCTGACGGTGCGCAGATAGAACTCTGGATTATTCGTAAACGTTACGGTCATCAGGGGCAGATGGGCGTTTACCGCTGTCCGTTCTGCAATAACTATCACGTCGGGCATACACCAGGGCGTAACGGCATCGGTTCAGGTTATGGGTGGTGGAAATGAACAAAGAATTTGAGATATGGGTGCTCAGGAGGTATGGAAACCGCTATGACCTGACGCGGGATATTGAGGGATTTTACTGTCGGGCAATCGTGCGACGAATGTTCGAAACGTGGTGCCACTGCCGTGGACTTGACGTGGTGTGAGGCGGGTATATGAGCAATGTTATTCAGTTAGCTCCTAACGAGTGGGTTTGTGAAAGCGTTCTTATCGCGGTTACCGGGCTCAAACCCGGAACCATCCTCCGGGCCAGAAAAGAGTGCTGGATGGTTGGGCGGGAGTATATCCACGTATCGCCTGACGGGAATCCAAAACCTTCCAGTGAGTGCATGTATAACAGAAAGGCTGTAGATGCCTGGGTCGCTTCAATGAAAAGCAAGCAGCCAGGGTGATTTGATGCCATGAAAAAGGTAAGCTCATATCGCTCTTGGGCGTCTGGAGGTATCAGTGGATAAAGTTATATATCCAACAGGCGTCGAAAACCACGGCGGCAGTCTGCGCATTTGGTTTAATTTTAAAGGTAAGCGTGTCAGGGAAAGCCTCGGTGTCCCTGACACCGCTAAGAACAGGAAGATTGCAGGGGAACTGCGGACATCGGTGTGTTTTGCCATCCGCACAGGAACCTTTGATTATGCAACCCAGTTTCCTGACTCCCCTAACCTCAAGGCTTTTGGTGTAAGTAAAAAAGAAATTACAGTGAAAGAACTTGAAGAAAAATGGCTGGATCTGAAACGGATGAAAATCTGCGCGAACGCATTCAATCGCTATGAATCTGTCGCAAGGAATGTAGTGCCGAGGATCGGAGGTAATCGACTGGTGTCAACAGTCACCAAAGAGGAATTGCTGTATCTCAGGAAAGATTTGCTAACCGGTTATCAAGTTCCATCGAAAGGCCAGCCAACAGCAAAGGGGCGAAGCGTTGTTACAGTGAACTATTACATGACTACAATAGCCGGAATGTTTCAGTTTGCTGCAGATCACGGTTACTTAGAGGTGAACCCATTCGAGGGAATTAAGCCACTGAAAAAAGCCAGGGCAGAGCCAGATCCACTAACTCGTGATGAATTTATTCGCCTGATAGATGCATGCCGGCATCAGCAGACGAAAAACCTGTGGTCATTAGCAGTATACACAGGAATGCGTCACGGGGAACTGGTCTCCCTGGCCTGGGAAGATATCGACTTGAAGGCGGGAACAATTACCGTCAGGCGTAATTATACGAAACTTGGTGAATTCACTCTACCGAAAACAGAGGCAAGCACAGATCGGGTAGTGCATCTTATCCAGCCCGCAATCGACATCCTGAAAAATCAGGCTGAAATAACCCGGTTAGGTAAACAGCATCTCATTGATGTTCAGTTGCGCGAGTACGGACGTTCGGCGACACATGAATGCACGTTCGTTTTTAATCCGAAGGTGGTCAGGAGATGCGAGCAGGTCGGTTTTATTTATAAGGTCGATTCGGTTGGCGATACGTGGGAAGCGGCACTTAAGCGCGCGGGGATCAGACACAGAAAGGCGTACCAGTCACGACATACGTATGCGTGCTGGTCATTATCTGCTGGTGCAAACCCGAGTTTCATTGCCAGTCAGATGGGTCATGCGAGCGCCCAGATGGTGTTCAATGTTTACGGTGCATGGATGGCTGACAGCAGTGCAGAGCAGATCGCAATGCTGAATCAGAAGCTGGCAGATTTTGCCCCATTGATGCCCCATAGCCACCAGAGCAGTAAAGGAGCATTATTAAAATCAGTAAGTTAACCCCTAACACCCGCCATGTTAACTGCGTGGAGGGCAACACCACGCTTTACGCGCTGCCGAAAGCGGAAATTGTCGATCGCTGGTATGCGCAAACTACGGACGATTTCCGTTTTTGCTTTAAATTTCCCGCCACCATTTCTCACCAGGCCGCGCTGCGCCATTGCGACGATCTGGTACAGGCGTTTTTTACCCGCCTGGCGCCGCTGGAAACGCGTATTGGCCATACTGGCTGCAGCTGCCCGCCACCTT